CTTCGTCTAAAGTTCTTTGCTGAGATCTTGTTGTGTCTGCTCTTTGACTTTTCATATTTGATAATACACTTGATGATATACTTCCTGTAAATCCAACTACAGCACCCACTGCTGCTAAAGGAACACTCGCAACTCCACCTGTTGTAACTGCTCCTGCTGTTGCTCCTGCAATCGCTGCGCCACCGGCAATAGTTAAGGCTCTTGGTATAGCTTCACTTATTCCCACTGCTCCGGCTTCTCCAACATCAACACCTCCTAAAACTCCACCTGATCCTGTCGTCGGTGAAGGCTGTGTCTGCCCAACCTGTCCGGCTAGTTGCTCGCCTTCGAAAGCCTGCTCCACTCTCCTTTGAGAAGTACCTGCTGGCTGTGTACCTTCTGGCAAGTCTGTCTTACGTAAAAAATTATCTACAGTTGCTTGGACTTCAGTTGGACTTAGGTTCTGGAATGTTCTACCATCTGGAAGTGTAACCCCTGTTAGCTTTCCTGAGGCTTGATCTCTAATTACTTCTGGAATATTAGGATCTACTCTTGGAGCTGCTGAAGTTGGTAATGGTGTGGGAGCTGGTTCTGGCATAATACAAGTATTTGTTGTTGGATCCCATCTTCCACCGTTAGCAACACAACTAACTTCTTCGTCTGATTGTTCCTTTCTAGCTCCAGCTACTGCTTTTATTGTTTGCGTTAAAGGTGATCCGTTTACCATTATTCTCTAGTTAGTGACGCCTCCACATCGTTTGGCTGAATGTTAGTTTGCCCTGTATTCTTAGCCTCTGTCTCTTGTTGTAAACCACCAAGACTTGGAGGTCTATTGAATAAAATTTTGATAGCATGTTGTCTTAGGAGATCTCCCTCTAAGTCATTCTGTTCCTTAACATATATAGGCTCAAATATTACATGCCCCATCTTACCACCAACTTCACTTGTACCATCACTTGTTGCTATACTTCTCGGCACACCGAACACCTGATAGAAGAAGTTTTCTAAGTATGCAATCCATGCTGTCCTATCCTCTGACGATCTACTTGGGTAAGGTTCTATCTTAACTGTATCTTTTGGAAGTCCTAACATCTCACCCTTGTTTACAGCTTTTTCTATAGCAGCATTTGCAAAAGAAATCTTACCGGCGTTACTTGTCTCGTAGTAAGCAATACCTAAAGCCTTGTCTCGGTGTTTGATTATTCTCTCGTCGGCAAGTGCCTCATTCCTTGCATCGATTATAAACTTAGCTGGCTCAACTTGGCTTTGTCCATGTACTTGATTCCCAATTCTTTTATTAGTACTATGCCACATATTATCTTTTTGAATAGGTATCCACTTGTTAGAGTTCCATACATCGTAACGTTTTATTAATCCGTTCTTACCATAAACAATCCTTACATTCTCTGGATCTATTGGAATCATATTAACTATTATTCCTGTCTTTCCTTTCTTAACTTCTGTAAAAGCATCACCCACTACAACCTTCATAACTTCATGGTTCCATACAACCTTATCAAAATTATCATTCCCAAGCCCATTAACATGTTCCAACTGTGCTTGCATCTTCTTATCCTCGCTAGTCCACCCTCTACCGACCGCCCAAGTTGCTAACGCGTTAACAGCACTAAAGATCTCTGGGATGGTTAAGTAGTAACCGTAGTTTTTAGTTGCGTTAGTAAAGTACCAATAGAATTCAGTATTCCCTGCGTCAGTTTTATCTAGTGTTTTATTAGCAACTGAGAAGTCATCGACCTTGCTAGAAAAGTTAGTTGTTGTTGCACTACCGACTTCTAATCTATTTGCCATTATATATCCACCTCAAAAGGAACTTGTACTATAAAGTTTGTTGCATGAGCATCAGTTGTTGAAGTATTTCTATTTGAACCATCATGCCATAATATAACATTAGCATTACCTGAAGTTGTACTTCCCCATATCTCTACTTCTATTCTTAACTTCTCTCCACTTATAAATACCGTTCTTGAAATATCTAATGTTGATAAGTACCTATAACTCTTTGTACCCCCGGCAGTAGCCGTATTTGTCTGATTTGTAGTAACTTGTGAAGCTATCTCGGTCTCTGCAGATGCCCCATCTACATGTAAAGCTCTTAACTTAAAATAAGCAGTTGTAGTGTTTCCACCTGAACTTCCCATCTCAATAGTAGAATTAATCCAACATAGCCCTTTAACAAATTGAGTTATCTTTCCAAAACTTAAATCAAAGTTAACCTCTCCTAATTTAGCATCTGCTCCATTGGCTACCTCTAGTGTAAACAACTTATCAATATCACTATCTATCTGTTGTCCTGTTAAGTAAAGAGTATCAAAATCTTTCATACCATAAACTGTCTTATAAGTTGCAGCACTTAAGTCTGTAAAATTGAAAGTTGGTAATACATTCGCTGGAGTTGCTGGAATAATGTTTTTTATTTCTGCCATTATGCGTCATCCATAAAATTTTGAGCATCTTTAATCTTGAGTTCTTTAATTGCCATGTCATACTTAGTTAAGTGAGCATTAATTGAAGTTAGTGCTGTGCCTCTTCCTATCACATCTAAGTCAAAAGACTCTACCATTGACGCTGCCAATTCAGATGCAGCCATCTTCAGTATGCCTTTAACATCAGCATCTAATCCTGCGAAATCATCTGAGAAATTCTGTGTACAAGTTACATTAATTAAAGATTCTGCCTCTGTCATAAACTGATTAATGTAAGCCTCTGTGTTAGAAGTTGCACTGGCATTTACATGAACCTTTCTTTGAACCTCTGCAGTTGTTGCGAATATACCTGTATCAGCCATTGTGCCTCCTTATCTCATTCGTTAATTCTCGCATTGTATCAATATTAAAAATTCTTAGAATCTCTGCGAGTTCTAAAGTTGGATATGCTGCTTTAACTTCTTGCATCTCTTCTATTAAATTTGTAACAGATTCTTTCATACTCTTATCGAATGTACCGAAAGATTTAAATGTTTCGATTTCTCGCCCCATCCTGCATTAGTACATCCTTCAGCAATATGTGTATAGTTGCCAAATATTTTAAGATGCCTTACTCCAAGATTGTCATTAGTGTAAGCATATTGCACTGATTTAAAACTTTGGAAAACATTGGAGTCGTCTAGTAAGTGCAACTTCCCTGTTTCCATTAGCATTTTGAAGTGAGAGTATTTTAATGTCTTCTTTAGTTTTCTAGTCTTTCCGTCTTTGCTCATAATCTGCTCACTGTTATCAATCGCCTCTGTTATCCACTTTGTATCGTCATCAAACATCAGCCAATCAAACACCCCTATCCCCAAACCTTCAGAATCGATGAAGATCTTAGAAAAGTCATACAAGCTGTGTAGTTGCTTTATATGTTCGAAGGTCTGGGGTAGAGTAGTCTTTTTAGTAATTTGATTTTCAACTTGATATAAATGCCCACTTTCTTTTAATTCAAATATTTCGAAAGTACTTTCATCTTTTCCCATTCTTGCAACATCTATTCCAATTATGTAAATACCATTAGGGTTTATTCTTCCCGGTCTTTCCCGTGTCATGCAACTTCGTATAAGTTCGTCTTCAAACCATTGCCTATTATCATCTAAAAACTCACCCATATACTCCTGCCTATATTCCATTTCACTAAGTATTGCCTTTTGGTTAGCTAGGAATTTGATGGCTTTGTCTCGCTTTTCTTGAGTCCAACTCTCACAAACACTTCTATTTTTAATTACTTGTTCCGAGTTATTATCGAATACTTGCCATTTGGAATCCTTATTCTGCGTTCCATCTTCCCAACATTTGAAAAAGAAATTTTTTTCGGAAGAGTTTGCAATAAACTTACCTCTTGGCGTACTACTCATCCAGATTTGCCCTCCTGTTGTCATTAGAGTTGGCATACTCGCTTTCCACATTAACTCAGGCATTCCACTCGCCTCGTCTATGTACAAGACATTACCTGTAAAACCTCTAACTGCATCGCCTGTGTTACCAACTGGTCTGGAAATGACGTGTGCGTTGTTTTTAAGCCAAATTCTTGACTTAGTTGGCTTGTTCTTGCCAGTTTGGATCAGTTTCTTGTGATTCTTTTCCAAATAGTCCAAAATCATGATTATAATTAGCTGAGCTTGGTCTTCGGTTAGTGAGACTACGATAACTTGGTGTTTCGGGTTTTTTAGCAAATATTTGGAAATCTTATGAGCAAATACAGTGGTTCCGCCTATCTGTCTGCCTTTGTTAGCTAATAGATCACCCTCAGCCTCCAAGATTTGTTTTTGCCAGTCGTCGTACTTCATCCATTCTTTTAGTGGGCTATAGTATTTAAAATGTTTTAAAATCTTTTTAAAAAGTTTCTGGGGAAGTACCCCCCCTCCCTTTCCCTCCCCCCCTAACGTCGGACGGTCGGGTAAATTAATGTTACTAGTTGTCACTACTACTCAGGTGTAGTGATATTGTAGTGTATAAATTTTGTAGTGTGTAAATTGTCACTGAGTGACAGTGTATATGTATATGTATAGGGGTATATGATAGGGGTATATTTGAGGGGGGGCAAATATACCCTTCAAAGGTTCGTACAATCCATTTAGTGTAGTGATGAGGAATGTATGATAAACTTACTATATGTCTTTAGAAAGCGTAGCTTTCTATAGTAAGCAAACTATAAAAGTTAATCGGTTAACCGAAGAACTACACTAAATGTAGTAACGATAACAACAAAGTATAAATAGAATTGAATATTAGTAAATACAGACTTTAAATTACAGCTGAGGGTATTTGCAAAACACTCAAAAGCCTTGCTTGACTTACTGCAAATGCGATAGACACGGAGCCTCTAACGTGCGGTGTGTTATCAACATATCGAACTAAGTAACTCTTAATATAGAGAATGGAAGAATAAGTTTCACCATTGGGATATATTATCATTTAGAATGCTGTTTATCTATATGTTTTTTTCAATATTATTTATTATGTTGTTCTCCAAAACCACTATGACACACACATTAATCGAAAAGTATTTATACTAGGACACACACATATAATTATGAACCAAAGAGAATCAAGAAAACAAGCAATCCTTAGACTTGTAATGACTCTAAGAAAGGCTCAAGATGAAGACATAGAAATCGATGATGAGAAGTTAATTAACTTGCTAGGTGCTGAACATGGTGTTGCAAGTAGAACTGCAAGAGAATACCTTGCAAATGCAAGAACTCTTATGGGGACTGACGATGACGTACAAACCAGTAAAGGCTGATTGTGAGCGGTGCAAGAAACTCGTTAATAGAAGAAGATCGTATAAGGGTTTCTTGTACTGTTGGAATTGCTACAGATGGAGAATAAAGGAGCGAGGATTATGGATATAAGTGAAAAACAACATCAAGAGAACTTAGAAAGCCAGTCATGGCATGCATTGCGTATGGCTAAAAGGGCTGCTTCGAGTGAGTCTTTGAATGATGACACTTCTTACATAGAACCTGAAGATTACGTTCCGAACAATACGTCCGATCAATAAACTCTTGTAGTGCCATTTCCTTTTTTATTTTACCATACGGCACTACAGGATCAATATGATCTACTTGCACATCCTTAGGCTCAAAAGCTCTTTTACACATATTACAAACATATCGTTTACCACCTCTTCCTCCAAACTCAGTAGTAGAGATTGCTCTTTTCATTACATCCCTAACAGGTAAACTATGCCTAAACTTCACTCTTATGACATTCATTATGCCTAACTTATCCTTCCAGTGCATTTTTAATATGTAAACCCATAAAAGGATCAACACAATTCCTAAGTAACTTTACAGCCTTAAACTTAGGCATTACCATTTCTAAATCTTTACTTAATTCCTCTTTAGTTGATCTTGATACATCAATATTATTAAACTCTTTAATTGGTATATTAAAGTTACTCCAAAACGTATGCCTTCCTAACATAACACTTGGCTTAATCAATGGCTCATAATAAGGGATCACATTCTCTACTACCCACTTACCCTTAAACCATTTCTTTAAGAATATAATCTCTTGATATAATACCATACTAGGATAGGTTTTATACTTCATAGCTGTACATAATCTTGAATGTGTTGGACATGGAGGACTACTCCATATAAAATCAAACTCTTTAAAGTGGTCTAATAAATATTGATGTGCATCACCAACAATGACATTATCTTTAGGGAAGTTAGCTTTATACACTCCGGCTATTTCTTCGTCTATCTCTACAGCTGTAACCTCATGGTCATCACCCCATAGTTTTCTATTACCACCTATTCCTGCGTACAAGTTCAGTATCTTCATGATTATGATGGGGTCTCATTTTAATATAACTATAATATGACTTCTAGCTACATGTTTTCCTTCAAATAATACCCTTCCACTTAAATAGAAGATTATAGCATTTACTTCTATTAATCTCCTATACCACTTAGTAGAGCAATCAAGGGGTAATAATAAAGCTATTTGTTTTCCTTTCTTATTTTCTTCAATAGCTTTCTCTACCCAACCTAATATATTTGAATAGGGAGGGTTAACATATGATTTATGTTCCCATTCTATACTTAAACCATCAAATGTAGGGTTATCATTAAGTGGGCAAGGGTCAAACCAATTACTAAATATATTCATTATCCATTGTGGTGTTTTATGGTTATCCATGACTATGATGGGGGGTCTCGATGTATGAAAAGGGTTTGTCAGATCCAACCCCCCTGTCTGACTATGAAAAGACAAATCCTATTAAAAAACAAATAATTAAAAATAGGATTACCTCACGTTGATTTAATTTCATCATTCGAATGCCTCCTTAGCTTGTTTAACTAATGCAATAGCTCTATCCATAGTATCTTTACTATCTTCCTCATCATTTCCTAAAATTAGGAAGATATCCTTAGCGTAGCTAGTGTACATAGTTGTTGATCTTGAAACTTTAGGCTTTTCCTCGACGAGATGTACTTGATCAACACCTTCAACCTTAACATCTCCATGTACTGCATACATGTGCAAGAGGTTTGTAAATTGTCCACTCTGTTCCCATTCAATTACAACATTATCTCCAACATTGAAATTATCGTAATCCTTTAGAGTGCTGTACATTTGACCATTTACAACAAACCCACGCCACTTAGCATTCTTAGGAGATGTCTTGATCTTCTCAATACTCCCTGTTATTTTATCTGTCATTTTAATAAATAGGTATGAAGATATAATAAGTTACACATGCTGTATAAACCCAACCAAGTACAGTTATAGCTTTAAGCCATCCACTTAAATCATTAAACGTTATTTTTTTATTCATATTTACTTAACCTCCTTACAATTCCATTTTCGACAATGACAATTAGGACAGGCTTTAGGTTTAGCAACTCGTGCAATCCACTTGTACTTACACTTAATACATTTTAATTTATTCATTTTCTATTAAATCTAATATATTTTTTCTCATATTCTCTGCACTATCGAATGGCTCTTGATCTGCTCGATAGTAAGGCGATAGTTTCTTTATTCTTTTGATTAACTCTTCTGTTATCATACTATATCATGATAAAGAAACTATTTAAATGTTTCGGTCATATAATCTTTCAATCTTTTTATCTAATCCATACTTGGTAATGTACTCCTCTACAGCGTTCCTAATAACCTCAGGTTCAACTCCCACTCTAACCAAGAACTCAATATTATGTAGGAGCTTCTTCTTCTCACGTTTCATTCTTCATGCATTGAACTTATCAAGCAAAGCCTGTAGCCTTGATATTTCAGCTATAATAGAATCTTTATCTATTATTTGCTTCTTCACTTGGGTATCTGTTACCTCTAGTGCATCTCTATCCATTTCATCTTTGATTGTTTTATATGTTATGGTCATTATGCTATTGTACCAACTGGAATGTATCTAGTTAATCCGCCTGGTAATGTTACTTTAATAAAATGTGTAGTAGTTAAAGTCTTTACTCCTACAGCTTCTATTGCGTTTCCAGTTCCAATTGTACTATCAAACTCTATCATCTCTTCGCTAACATCTACTTGAGTTAGTTTTAAGACTGGCTCTGCTGCAGTTGCTGAATTCTGATTTACTTCTAGTTTAGCTGCTGGGTTAGCATCTCCTATTCCTACTTTCCCATCGGTTGCTATTGTAACCCTCTCAGCATTGTTATTTGAACCCAAAGTTAATTTGTGGTTTGTTGTTGGATACAAAGCCACACTTCCTGCTGTGTCATTTGCCCTTAATCTACCATCAACGTTTGAAGTTCTAAACCTAAGAGTTGAATCACCATCTGTATCAACCAAATCCAATACAGTTCCAGGACTTGTCGTCCCAATCCCTACTTTCCCATCAGTCTGGAAAGTCATGATTTCACCACTTCCAGTTTCAGTCTGGATATGAAACTTTAAATCATTATGTTTTAAAACCCAATCATTTCCATTAGAAGGATTCCTTAAATGAAAATAATTTCCACCACCAGCTACAAATGAACCTACACTCCCATTAACCTCTAACGGTAATCCTGGTGTTGCAGTCCCAATCCCCACATCTCCAGTAGTATGTATTTCCCCATTAACAGTAACTACTCCTGAAGTTAATTGAATTAAATCTGTATCTACAGTTAGCCCTATGTTCCCCCCATCTACTCTTAAGTCTGTCTCAACAGTTAGGTTATCAGTTACCTCAACGTTTCCTTTCTGCAAATCTATCTTCCCGTTAGTTGTCCCACCTTCACCTGCTCTAATAACAACATCACCACCATCTAAATTCTCACTATCACCTGTGGATATATTAACGTTACCTGTAGCTCCCGGAGAAGCATTACTTTTAATATTCTGAGCTCCGTTACTTCCGTCACCGGTCATATTAATCAGAGTACCATTAAGAGTACCTGTCATAGTATCCCCTGTCTTCTTTACAAAACCGTCAGTACCTAACATCTCGGGATGGGTAGTAACCCCTGAGTGATTTGGTAGATCTAAAACTTCATTGTTTATATTTCCAATAGGAGTAATATTCTTT